GGACGAGGATATGTAGAAGAATACTTAGGAGATCTAAAGTCTTTAGAATCTCTTAGTCAATCCATTGTAGAGGGTTCAGCAGCAGCAGCAAAGGTACTATTTCTTGTAAGACCAAATGGTACTACACGAGTTAAGACTTTAGCAGAGTCTCCAAATGGAGCTATAGTAACAGGAGATGATCAAGATGTATCTTCTCTTCAGTTAGGAAAATCTCAGGACTTTGCAATAGCTGCCCAAACTATTCAGCAATTACAGACTAGATTATCTAGAGTGTTTCTAATGAATTCTTCTATCCGAAGGGATGCAGAAAGGGTAACGGCTGAGGAAATTAGAATAGCCCATCAGGAACTTGAAATAGCATTAGGAGGAGTATACTCAATTCTTTCTCAGGAATTTCAGTTACCTTTGGTAGAGATACTAATGAATAGAATGGCTAAAGAAAAGAAGATTCCAAAGTTGCCAGGAGATGCCCTCAAACCACTTATCGTTACTGGTGTAGAAGCTCTTGGTAGAGGAGAAGACCTAAATAAATTAGGACTGTTCCTCCAGAGTCTTGCTCCACTTGGACCAGATGTGATGCAGGAAATAAATGTATCAGATTATATTAACAGGCTTGCAGGATCACTTGGAATTGATACAGAAGGATTAGTGAAAACTGAAGAACAGAAGCAGGTAGAGCAACAAGCTAGAATGGAACAACAACAGGCAATGATGAATCAGCAAACTTTGGGTAATATAGCAGAGAAAGCTACTCCAGAGATGATGCGAGGTTTAAACGAAGGAGGAGGACTAGAAGAACCTCCACCACAAATGACTAATTAATCTTTTAAATAGAGGAGAAATATAAATGGCAGATCTTAATCAAATTAGTACTCATGAAGATGCTCCAGCTCCAGTAGAGGGTACACCAGAGCATGAACAAGCAATGGTAGAGCTTGCAGAAAAGGCAAGTTCAGTAGAAAGAGAAGACGGAAATCCTAGTTGGTTGCCTGAAAAGTTTGAGAGTCCTGAAGACATGGCACAGGCATACAAAGAATTGGAGAGAAAGTTGTCCTCCAATACGGAGTCTGTGTCGAACAACGATGAGGTTACATCACCTCCGCAGACTCCTTCTCCTCACCAACAGGCACAAATACAAGAAGCTCAGAAAACTTTAGCAAATGCAGGTTTAGACTATAATAAATTTGCAAATGAGTATTCAGAGAAAGGAGAATTATCTCCAGAGTCATATACAGAACTTGAAAGTAAAGGTATGTCTACTGAGATGGTTAACTCGTGGATAGAAGGTCAAGAAGCTATTACAGAGCGACTTACTGAGACTGCATTTGGAACTGTAGGTGGAGAAAAGAACTACCAAGACTTAGTAAAGTGGGCAGGAGATACCTTACCTAAAAACGAAATAGATGCATTTAACAGAGCGTTAGAGAGTCCTAACAACCAAGATAGCTTATTTGCTATTAAGAGTCTCAACGCTCAATATCAACTGGCAAACGGAAGTTCGCCAAATCTTATACAGGGCAGTACTGGTACATCAAGTTCTGGATCGTTTACGTCATTATCACAAATGTCGGAAGCAATGAAAGATCCTAAATACCAAACAGACCCTGCTTTTAGGGAAGAAGTTTCTAGAAAACTAGCATCTTCTAACCTTATGTAACCCAAGAATATACACATTAAGAACAATTATTGCCCTCTGAGGAGGATAACCTTAATTGTCGTATGTAGTAATACGAGGGTTCGTATCAACGTGCTAGTAAAATAGCATAACTACTAAATGACAATAAAAGGAAAATATGTCAGCAACTAATTATACAGGTCACCGTAGTGGTCAAACTAATGCCACAGGGAGTGCTAGATCGTTATTTCTAAAGTTATATGCTGGTGAAGTAATGACTGCATTCCAGACCAAAAACATTATGATGAATTATTGCAGAGTCCGTTCAATTAAGAATGGAAAATCTGCACAGTTCATTATGACAGGTAAAAACCGTGCAGCATCTTACCACACTCCTGGAAATGAAATAATTCCGGATGTGGCAGCCAAGCACACAGAGCGATTAGTAACTATTGATGATCTCTTGATTGCACATCAATTCATTCCAAATATTGATGAAGCAATGTCTCATTATGACATTCGTTCAGTCTATACTGATGAAGCTTCTTATGGTCTTGCAAAAGCTGCAGATCAGAATATTCTTCGTATGGCAGTTAAATCTGCCTTAACAACTAACAAGGAACGAGCCAGTAAAATGGTTCAGGACTATGCTGGTTGGGATGAGGAAGACTTCACAGCAAACGTAACGTACTCAGATACTAACTATGCCAACTCCAAAAAGGCAGTAAACTTTATGGAAGGTGTAATTGAAGCCAAACGTATCTTGGAAGCTGCTGGTGCGCCTTTAGACGATTTAGTATGTGTCATTAATTCTGACTTGTACTATCACATGTTTAAAGCTGGAACCAACTCTGAAACCGCAGCTCAATTGTTGATGTTCAACAGAGATGTTGGTGGTGGAGGATCAGTAAAGGATCTAGACTGGCCTACGATTGCAGGTATTCCACTTGTTAGAACTCCTCACTTGGGTTCTGATACTGGTTCTGCATGGACAGGTAGCTTGTTTACTACAGCTAACCCTGCTCTCACACAAGGTACAGCTCCTTTAGCTTCTCCTGAATCAGGGAGAGATGCTCATTACAACCTTCCAGCTACTTATACTGCTGCTACCGCAACTGGTAGTAACATAGGAGCCGTTGGAGGTCTTGATGGAACATCTTCTGTAAACCTTCAAACGGAAGCTAATTTGGTCCGTGCGATTATAATGGCTAAAGATGCAGTTGCAACTGTGAAACTGATGGATCTTTCTGTTGAGTCTGAGTATCAGATCCAACGTCAGGGTACATTAATAGTTGCTAAGTATGCAATGGGTCACAACGTCTTACGCCCAGCAATGGCAGTAGCGTTGAAAGCATCGCATAACTCGTAGTAACCTCTTGTGGGGTATGGTTAATCCTCTTGCCATATCCCACTCTTGTAGAGGGGGAATAATAGTTCTCCATACCCCCTCTACTCCCTCACATAAATATCCCCACATAAAAATATATGGCTATATCATTAACTTCTAAACTAGATGCTATTAATTCCATGCTCATTGGCGTTGGAGAAGCACCAGTAAACACGTTGAATTCTGGTCTTCAGGAAGCAGAAATAGCTGCCATAACCCTCGATACAATTTCTCGTGAAGTTCAGTCTGCAGGATGGGCATTTAATACAGACATAAGATACACACTAAGTACAAACTCTCTTAGTCATATTCCTGTACCTTCCAATTGTCTCCAAATAGATACAACTGCTTTAAGAAGGGACTATGATACCGATATAGTTATGAGGAATCAGAAGCTTTATGACCGCACCAAAAACACTTTTGTGTTTACTGCAGAAGTTGTTGTGGACATGGTTCAACTCTTTGAATTTGAAGAAATTCCTGAAGTAGCAAGACGTTACATTACTCTCAGAGCAGGAAGAAAATTCCAGGAAAATATTCTTGGTTCTGAAACAATGACAACGTTTCAGTATAAAGATGAACAACAGGCTTTATATGCCCTCAGAGAAGCTGAATCACAAGTAGCTGATTTTAATATATTTGATAACTATGACACTTTCCGTGCATTAGATCGAAATATTACTGGATCATCCTCTCTCTTAGAATCTCAAAGAATCTTATATTCCTAATGGCATTAGTATCTTCTTCGATCCCTAATTTGATTAATGGTATTTCTCAGCAACCTCCTGAAATAAGATTACCTTCCCAAAGTGAAAGACAAGTAAATGGTTATAGTACTGTTGCAAGAGGTTTAGAGAAACGTCCAGGAACTGAACACAAAAATAAGATTACAAGTACTTTAGTAGATGACACTTTTGTTCATAGTATTAGAAGGGATAGAACTGAAGAGTACACAATGGTTCTTACTAGAGCAGTTGGAACAGCTTCAAGTACAGCAAAAACTTTAACTATATATGATCAGGATGGAGTTTCTGTACCTGTAAAAAGCAATACTAATAATGCAGTTGCTAGTGCAACAGATATTACTTCTGCAGATTTAGTTTATCTAGATACACTTACAAATGCAGGAGGAGTAGCAGACAATATAGTAGCAACTACTGTAGCAGATACCACGTTCCTGATTAACAAAACTAAAGTAGTAGCAAAGGCTGCAACAGATGGAGTAGTGTCTGGAGAAGGAGTAACTACTAGAACTTCTTCTGCAGGTTCAACACAGCTTACTGGTGGCTACACAGATGAAGGACTTATTTATGTAAAGACAGGAGACTATTCCAGTAAGTATGTAATAAAGATAGTGATAAATGCAGCCAGAACTTACAGAGTAGGTTATCAAACTCCTTCTTCTACTGTAAACCTCAATCAGAAGCATATAGGAACTCCCAATATAGCTGCAGTTTTAAAAGCAGGAAATGACAGTGAAAGTACTGCAGATGGTGCATGGGATGATTTTGACGATACTGATCCTATAGAAGGTTTCGGAGGTTGGAGATGTATAGCAGATAGAGATGAGAGTGGTGTATCATCAGGAGGAGTTACAGGAGATTATGTAGAAGGT